AGTCTTATGCCTGATATCCGCGAGACGCTAAACGCGCTCGATAAAGAAGACGCCGAATTTTACCGCCATGTCCGCACTGAAATGCGCCGAGCTTATATCGGAGCATTCGCGCAGCTTCTTCATGCATCCAACTGGTCTAGTGAGGATGATGCTTTCCTTGATCTGATCGATATCAAGTGCGCTGTGCTTTTTGATCGTGCTGGCCGCTTCAATGCACTTGCTGAAGGTGCTAAAGAGCCGGACCATGAAGCGGCAGAAAATATCGAAGAACAGATTAATGCTACTGTCATCGATATGTATAAGCCAAAGCCGACTGTAACGCTAGGCCGAGAAATGTTGAACGAACTTGCCATGCAAGGTTGGCCAACTGCACATGCGTCAGAGCCGAATGTGACTAAGGAAGTCGCAACAGGGAGGACGGTTTGATGAATAACCCTTGGGTTTTGCCACAAGCTCCGCAAATGCCAGAATGGATGACGCCAGAACTTTACGGTGCCTTGCATAGTGAGCGATTGCCGATCGATAAAGACGGCATGCTGATGCTTCATCAGCGTACTAAAGAGAAGCTTGACCATTTCAAGTCACTTGAAATGGAATACCGTAAAGTATGTGCTAAGCTTTTGGTTGAGAAGCCAAAGGAAGGTATGAACACTGTTGAGCTTGGTAACGGTTATCAAGCTAAAGTTGGTATCAAGTACAACTACAAGCTTGACAGCAACAATGACAAGGTTTGGGAAGGGCTTGAAAAGATCGAGAAGATTGGTAATCAAGGCAAGTTCATTGCTGAACGCCTTGTTAGCTGGACGCCTAACTTCCTCTTGAGCGAATATCGAAAGCTTCAAGAAGACGCTCAAGATGGTAGCCAAGAAGCAAAGCAAATGCTTGAAGTTGTCAACAGTTTCATGACAATTACCGAAGCTGCGCCGACGCTTGAAATCCGCGAGCCGAAAGTGAAGAAATGACAGGTGGATACTTTGCGTTAATCGTAATGATTATCTGTTTCACCATAATCATGTGCGTAGAGATTTGGAAAGGGGATTGACATTGAACAATAACGATCAATTGACTAAGTATGAGCGTCTTCGATTGGAATGTTTCGCGCAAGCGATTAGCAGTGCGTTTACAATCGAAGTTAAAGGTAAGCGCCCAACGCTTGATGATATCTTTGAGCAAGCTAAAGCGATTGAGAGCTTTCTCAAGGCGAGTAATCCGTCATGAAAGTCTATCTTGCTGCAATGTATTCGCTGATGACTTCAATGCAATTTTATCATGATCGCTTGCGTAATGCTGGTCATGAACCAACTTCGCGTTGGGTTGACGGTAATGAGGAAGACATGTCTCAAGCTGAAGCCGCAGCGATGGATTTAATTGACGTTGAGCGCGCCGATGTGCTCATTCTCTTTACCAATCAAAAAGGAACTATGTTCAAAGGTGGCGGACGCTTTGTTGAACTTGGTTACGCTATCGCTATCGATAAGCGTATCATTGTCGTAGGCGATTACGAAAACGTTTTCATCCACCTACCGGAAATCACAAGAGTTGATACATTTACTCAAGCCTTGAGGTTGCTAAAAAATGAAGAAAACTAAAAGCGAAAGCGAAATTCTCAGCGTTGACGACGATGTTGCTCTTGGCGACATTAAAGATGAAAGCCTTTTGTCTCGCATCAAAAGCTTTGAGCTTCGCGAGCAATCATCGGACATTTATCGCGAAGTAAATAAACTTAGTGTTGTTGGGTTGAGAGCTAAATTAAAAGGTGATGACAAACTTGCTGACGATCTTATTGACAAGACTAGCTATCAAAAAGCTAAGGCTAGAGAGTTGAGCGAATTGGCTGATCTTTGGCAAGAGCGCGCGAACAAACTAGCTTCCATGTACTATCGCGTATACGATCTTTGTAGCGATGACTGGATGAACAAGTTGAAAGATGATCGGTTTAATAAGAATGGTGGTCGAGAATGAACCAGAACGATTTGAAACCAGCAAAAGAGTTTGCTCAGCGATTTGGTATCAAATGCGTTGTATTTGGTCCGCCGGGGTCTGGAAAATGTTTGGCTCCGGGTACTCCGGTGCTAATGTTCGACGGTTCTGTTAAATTGGTCGAAGCGATCAGAGTCGATGATCTACTTATGGGTCCAGACAGCTTGCCGCGTAAAGTAACAGGGTTAGCTCATGGTTTTGAAGATATGTTTGATGTCATACCGACAAAAGGTGATACGTATAGAGTGAATAGATCGCACATATTGTCTCTAAATGTTAGTAATAGAAACTACATTGCTAACATCACAGTAGATCAGTATTTTGCTCAATCTAATGACTTTAGGCATCACGCTAAAGGTTGGAGGGTTGGAGTAAATTTTCCAACTAAAGAAATAAATATTCACCCTTATTTGCTTGGCTTGTGGTTGGGAGACGGCTCTAGCGATGAACTTGCTTTCCATACTATAGACCCTGAAATTGTAGAATTTTTAGATTATGCAGCTAAGTTGTATGGACTGAAAGTTCGTCGCTATCAAAATGCCAAAAAATGCCCTAGGTATAGGCTCACGAACGAAAGTAGAGGTTTGCAGAACGTTTTACGGCAAACATTCAAAAATCAAAATTTGTTCAATAACAAACATATCCCGTTTGCTTATAAAACAAATTCACGAGAAATAAGACTTCAAGTGTTAGCCGGTCTTATCGACAGTGATGGTCATTTGGCAAATAATGGTTATAGCATAACGTCTAAATTTCCAGTATTGGCTGATGACATTTGTTATCTTGCAAGATCGCTAGGGCTAGCAGCTTACAAAGTTCAAACTATTAATAAAAGTCAAAACGGAACCGAAGGTATTTATTATAGGGTTTCTATCTCTGGTCATACCGATATGGTTCCAACGCTACTTAAACGAAAACAAGCTACCCCTAGAAAGCAAAAAAAAGATGTACTCAACACAGGAATTAAAGTGCAGTATGCTGGTTTTGGCGAGTATTTTGGTTTTGAGTTAGAAGGTCCTAATAAATTATTCTTATTAGGAGATTTCACAGTCACTCATAATACACCTCTGGTGAATACAGCACCTAGGCCAGTGTTGCTAGCCACAGAGCCGGGGTTGCTATCAATGCGCAACTCTAACGTTCCAACTTGGCTTGCACCTACGACTGACAAAATCGACGAGTTCATGAAGTGGTTTGAACATTCGAGCGAAGCAAAGAATTTCGACACTCTTGCTATCGATAGCTCAAGCCAAATGTGCGATATTGCTCTAGACATGGCAAAGAAAAAGTCAAGTCATGGGCTTCAGCAGTACGGCATCATGGCAGAATATGTCATGCCATACATGAAGCGACTGTATTTCATGCCGCAGAAACACATGTATTTAATCGCCAAAGAGGAGGTATCACCGTTAGGATTACGAAGGCCATACTATCCCGGCAAGCAATTGCCCACAGACATACCGCATTTGTATGATTGCATTTTGCGTATCGCAAAAGCACAAGTGCCGAATGTCGGTGAGCAGCTAGCGTTCCAATGCAACGGAACGTATGATGTGTTGGCTAGAAATCGCACCGGAAATCTAGCTGACTTCGAACCGCCTGATTTCAGTGCGTTGGTAAAGAAAGCAATGAGTGACTGAAAGGAAATTGAGAATGATGAATGAACCAGCAGACTTCAATAAAATCATCGACAGTGCTTCAGACGAGCGCGTTAATAACAACGTGGTTCGTCATGAATATCGCGTTTTGACTGACGAAGAAAAAATGCTCATGAAAACATGGAAGGATATTGGAGCAGGGTGGATCGAAAGTATAGAAAATGCTGGCAAAAGTCGTGAATACAGCTTGGCGATCACCAAGATTGAAGAAGCTGTAATGTGGGCAGTCAAAGGACTAACAAAGTAGAAAGGAAAGCTATGACTATCAAAATTAAAATCGAACTGACAGAAGAGGAAGCGATTGCTGTAATCCGCCACCATAGTCGTGTTTTGAGAGATTACGCTTATGGAGAATTGCATCGTGCCGAACGTGTGCACGATATCGTAAAGCGTATTCTACGTGCTAAGAAACAGCATCTCGGAGAACTAGGGGTTAAACCCATTGATGCTGATATCTCTACCGAACAACCTGAAAACCAGCAAGCACCGATTGCCGCTGCTTGGCCTAACTCCTGAAAGGAACATAGACTATGCCTTATGATGCTGTATTTGACGCTACAAAAGTTACACCACGTCAAAGTGGCGGTGCTCATCCTGTTGGGAACAAGTTTCCATTCAGGATTACCAGCACCAAAGTAAGTCCGACTAAAAATGCTGGTGGTGGTCTATTCGAAGTCGAGTTCACTTCGGATGTTGGTTCTATCACGAACCGATACAATCTATGGAACCCTAGTGAGCAAGCTGTGCGAATTGCTAATGAGCAATTTGCTGCACTCTGCCATGCAGTCGGTGTGTTTCAAATCGACTTCAAGAATGACGGCGCAGCATTGCTTAATGCTCGCGGCTTGATGGATGTTGGTTTTCAGAAAGGTCAGGAGCCGTCCGCAGAGAACCCGGCAGGCGGCTACGTTGAACTGAAGAAGGTCTATCGCCCGGATGGATCGGACCCCACGGTGCAACAGGCGAGCGCTGGTGCAGGGAACGCCACTGGTGGCGGTTTCCAGACTGGCGGTACTGGACAGGCTCAGAACCAGCCCAACGCATCACAGGGTCAGAATTTCGCTCCGCAGGGTGGTGGCAATTTCGGTGGTCAGGGTCAACCAAACCCCGGTAGCAACGTACCGCAGAATTGGGGCGGTCAGGGTCAAGGTGGTGAACCATCACCACAGAATACAGGTGGTCAGCAGCAGCAAGGCGGTTGGTCGCAAGGTCAAGGTCAGCAGTCAGCCCCTTGGGGTGCTCGCTAACATGAATGGGCGGTGTAACAGCCGCCCATTTTCAAATAGAGATTAAATGTCATGTTGCTTGACGAGCACGTTCGCGGACCATTCATCTTATGGCAGCACTTTAATGAAGGTTGGCGACCGAGAAGTTTTCAGACGCTTAAGGAAGCGTATGAAGCTGATAAAGAGCAACGTGAATGGATAGTTACCAGACCAGTTAAACTTGCACTGGTCGATTGAATAGCTTCGGGATTTGCCTTTTGCTAAGTTATGGACCGAAAACCACTCGCAACTTAGTGAAGCATCGCAAATCTTAAACGAGCTAGAATAGGACGCCGAAGTTATGCAACTATCCGATAGTGATCTAAAGCGGCTAGAAGTTGAAATCAACACTTCAATTGACAAGCATTCTCTAGAGACACTTACCGAAGGACCACGTAAGCACTTGGGTATGTCTGAAATTGGCAACGACTGCTCAAGGCAGCTTTGGTACAAATTTCGATGGATGTATAGCGAAGTTCATTCAGGTAGAATGCTTCGGTTATTCAAGCGCGGTCATCGCGAAGAAAATCGATATATCGAGATTTTGAAAGGTATTGGTTGTGAAGTCTTTCAACATGACGAAAACGGAAAGCAGTTTCGTGCTAGCGGTGTGATGGGACATTACGGCGGATCGTGTGATGGTGTTGCTCTGACGCCTTGGATGAAAGGTGTTCCGTTCCTGTTGGAGTTCAAAACACACAATCAAAAGTCATTTGATAAATATCTTGAAGTTGGTGTTCACAAGTCAAAGCCGCAGCATTATTCGCAAATGTGTTCTTATGGCTTCAAGATGAAGATTGAATATGCGATCTACTTTCCTGAGAATAAAAACACAGACGAGATTAAAGTTAGTGTTATCAAGTTAGATCACAACGAAGGAATGTTGCTTGAGATTAAAGCCGAAAAGATCATAGGTTCTCAAACAGCACCAGAGCGAATTAGCGACAATCCAGCATACTACAAATGCAAATATTGTCCTGCGCTCGACTTATGCCATAAGAATGCCAAACCGCTAAAGAATTGTAGGTCATGTGTGATGGCTACACCAATTGACGATGGCAAATGGAAGTGTGAACGCTTCGGTATTATTCCAGATAGTTTTATTAAAACAGCTTGTGACCGCTGGACACCGCTATGAAATGTTCATGCGGAAAAGAACTTACAGACTTCGATGTTTGCCCTGTGCCCACAGGTAGACCGTGCCTTGATCGATACGAAGTTATTCCGCCAAGCTCTCACAATAGACAGGGTTTGATGCTACCAGCACATACAAACTCGGATGGTATGTTTCTAGTTGGACCTGTGATTTTTGGATATTACAGATGAAACTGCGTGACTACCAAGAGGAAGGTTTACAGGCGCTTTGGCAATACTTCATGACCAATAGTGGAAACCCTGTGCTCGCATGGCCGACAGGTACAGGAAAATCGCTAGTACCAGCAGAGTTCATTCGACGTACAATGGTCAACTATCCGGGCCAACGCTTTCTAATGGTAACTCATGTGAAGGAATTGATAGAACAGAACTTCGATAAGCTGATGACAATATGGCCAAATGCACCGGCAGGTATCAATAGTGCTGGTGTGGGCCAACGCGATTTTGTGCAACCTGTTATTTATGGCGGCATTCAATCGATGTACAAGTTGGGATCGGCTTTTGGTCATCGCGATTTATGCTTTGTAGACGAGGCTCACTTAATTAGCCAAGATGATACAAGCATGTATCATAAGTTTCTGAATGAACTAAAAAAGATCAACCCCTATCTAAAAATCATCGGCATGTCAGCTACTCCGTTCCGAATGGGGCAAGGACTGATAACTGATGGTGGATTGTTTACCGACATTGCGCACGATCTAACCTCGTTCGAAAACTTCAATAGAATGGTCGAAGAGGGTTATCTCGCGCCTTTGGTTCCGAAGCGAACAGAAGTTCAGCTAGACGTTTCTAATGTCGGTATGTCTCGTGGAGAGTTTATAGCTAGTCAGCTTCAACATGAAGTTGATAAAGCAGATATCACTTGGAAAGGTCTACAAGAGCTTTGTCATCACGGACAGAACAGGCGGTCTTGGTTACTATTTGCTACAGGTATTGAACACGCCGAACACATTTCTGAAATGCTCAATCAACTCGGAATTGAGTGCGCCGCTGTTCATTCGAAACAAGAGAAAGTATTTAACGATAACGCTATAGGCGCGTTCAAAAATTACAAGCTTCGCGCTATTGTGAACTACGGAAAATTAACGACTGGTTTCGATCACCCCGGCATTGATTTGATTGGTATGTTTAGACCGACAATCAGCACCGCTCTTTGGGTGCAAATGCTCGGACGCGGAACTAGACCAATTTATGCTGATGGTTTTGATCTTGATACGCGCGAGGGTAGGTTGTCAGCTATTGCCAACGGACCTAAGCAGAATTGCTTGGTGCTCGACTTTGCTGTAAATACGATGCGTCTTGGTCCGATTAACGCGCCTGTAATACCGCGCAAGAAAGGTGATAAGACAGGTGTAGTGCCAGCTAAGCTGTGTGAAGCGTGCGGGACATATCACCACATTAAAGCGATTAGATGCACTGAATGTGGGCATCCTTTCGAGTTCAAGGTTAAGATAGTTGAAAAGGCTAGTACAGTTGAACTGATTAAAGGTTTCGAAGCTCCGATTATCGAAACTCACGAAGTCGCTTATGTGTTTTACGCTCGCAAACAAAAGGATGGTAAAGCTCCATATATTCAGGTAACATACGCTTGCGGTATGAAGACGTTCGTTGAGTTTGTTTTTCCTGAGAACTTTCGATATCGTAAGCCGTTCGTCGATTGGTGGCATGTGCGCCATGCTAGCGATCCGCCGAAGAACACAGACGAGGCTTTGAAATATGTAAGCGAGTTGCGTTCACCGAAGCGTATTCGTGTGCATATGAATAAGATGGTGAATGGGCGAAATTACCCGGAGGTGCTAGGAAGTGAGTATTGATAGACCAACGCGCCTAGACTTGCTCGACAAGCTAGGTAGAGAGTTTGCCGAAATCCTAGATGATCTAGGGTACTTCCGTACATGCGCTAATTGTGATAATTGGAAACATGGTGATGAAATATGCGGAGTATTTAATCTTAGACCGCCAGTAGCGTTTATCGTCAATCCTAAAAATTGTCAGCATCACTCTGACTTAATTCCGTTCTGAGCATGGCTAAAGGGCCAAAAAAACAAACCTTCAGCAGCGGCCTAATCAACTCGCTAAAGGTTTTGTCTGAAATCGGCACAACGCTAGATCGTCAATGGGAGCATCATGTTGTGCTCAAAGACGGTTGGGCGATGATGCATAATGGTGTCATTGCTGCTGGTGAACGCATTAGTGAGAATTTGAACGTATGCCCACACAATGACTTGCTTATTCAAGCTTTGTCGAAATGCGGGCCTAATGTTTCTTTTACTGAGCTAGAAACACAAAGACTTTCGATCAAGTCTGATAAGTTTCGCGCAATCATCCCATGCCTATCGCTTTACGACATGGCTATTCCGTCACCGGACCCGATTTGTGCGGCTGTAGACGACAGGCTTAAGGAAGCCGTGCGCGCCGTCTCAGCACTCTCTGACGTGGACCCGCTACGTCTCGTCATGGCGTCAATTTTGCTCGACCACGGATCGGCCTACGCGACAGACGGGCACGTTATGATCGAGGCTTGGCACGGCATCGACCTTCCGCCGAAGCTGGCACTCCCAAAAGCGATTATCGCTCCGCTAACAAAGAACGCCAAGAAGCTGAAAGGGTTTGGCTACAGTCAATCAAGCTGCACATTCTACTATGAAGATGACAGTTGGGTTAAGTCTCAATTTTATGCTACCGAATGGCCTGATATTAGTCGCATCGCAAACACACCATCGCAACAAGAGACTATACCAGAAGCATTTTTTGACGGATTATCAGCAATCGAGAAATTTAGCGATGACGGATATGTATATTTTGATGATGGTGTTTTGCGTAGCCATAGAACTGCCGACGAAGGAGCGAGTTACGAAATAATAGGCTTACCAAAAGGACCGATCATGAAAATAGCTAATCTGAAGATAATTAAACCTTATGTGAAAACGGTTGATTTCCTAGCAAGAGACGGTAAGATGACAGTATGGTATGGTGACAACATTCGTGGTGCAATCATGGGGAGAAGCGATCAATGAGCGAACATTTTGAAGCAAACAAGAAGCATTTAGCTATTGGATTGATTTTCGATGGTGCTAAGAAACAAGAACTTGAAAGCAATTTCAAGATAACTTGCCACTCGATCAAAAACGAGAAACACGAAGAACTGATAGCTGGCATAGTAATAGAAATGCAGCAATCGCTAAACGGCTACGTACAACACGTCGGCGGTGTGTTATCATCAATGCACAAAGTTAAATCTGTTGAAGAAGAAATGTTAATCGCTCTTGGTAAAATACCCCCTTCTACTAACGAAGGTTACATCGTCTGTATGGATTGTATGGAGCGTAGCATTTTGCTTTTGCAAGACCAACTTGGAATGCTTGGCGATTTGCATAAGTTGATTAAAGAGAGTGTTAAGGGATAAAGGCTTAGCGAAATGGCAAATGGTAAGATATGTATCAACTGTTATATGATTTTAGCAAATGCTGTTTTGATATGCGACGAGTGCGGATACCCGCAGGAAGCTTTCTACAAAAGAGAAAATAGACGCAAAGAAAAGTTAAAGCTAAATGCTAACAGACAGTGACGGAAAGCTTGTAACGGGAAAAGGTGTAAAGCTTAACCCGTACAAGCGGCGTCCGCGCATTGAACGCGAGTATATGACTGATGCTGAGATACTGGCAAATGCTGGTAGCGATCTGATATTAGACGGCGAATTTTATCCGAACTACGCTATGTTCGGTTTCAAGAGCGTTGCGACTGGCAAATACATCAAGGTCACGACAGGAGCTAATCAACGCTTCTTGTCGTGGCTCATGTTTAGCTACCGCACAATAGGTTTCAACTCCATACCTTACGATTTGCCTATGCTGTGGGCATTTCATCAAAATAGTCAGCCCGATTTCCTCAAAGAGGTTTCAGATAGCTTGATTGGTGGTATGCGAGGGAAGGACGCAGCTAAACGCTTTGGTTTTCAAATGTTCGAATTGAAGCCAATGCAGCATATCGATTTAATTCAAGTGTGTCCGCTTGGTGCGAGCCTGAAGCTTTACGGTGCTCGCCTTCATTCGAAACGTCTTCAGGACTTGCCTTTCCCGGATTACAAACCGCTAGAGGATTGGCAAAAAGAAGTAGTTGACGAATACAACTGTAACGATCTTGACGTTACCGAATTGATCTTCAGCTATGACAAGATGCAAGAGCGTCTTGATTTGAGACGTTCGATCTCTGAAGAATACGGCTTAGATTTAATGAGCAAGTCAGATGCTCAGATGGCCGAAGCTGTGATCTCTAAAGAGGTTGGTCGCTTAAACGGCAAGTTCATTCGTCGTCCAGAAATTCCAGCAGGTACTATATACAAGTACAACGTTCAACCGTTTCTAGAGTTTCATACACCTGACCTAAAAGCTCTGCTTGAGCGAGTTAGAAACACTAGCTTCATTGTCGGTGACAGCGGTACTATTGTTCCACCACATGACCTAAAAGAACCTGCTAAGCTTGGTGGTAATCGCTATCAACTTGGTATTGGTGGTCTTCATTCGATTGACGAAGGGAAAGCGTATAAAGCTGGAAATGGATATAGAATTAAAGATATTGACGTTACAAGCTACTATCCGAACGCTATTATCAATTTGAACCTTTACCCTATCGCCATGGGACCGAACTTCATCACGATCTATAAAGGCTTCAAAGATCAACGAGTGGAGGCTAAGCGAACGAAGAACTTCACTAAGGATAAAGGATTGAAGATTTTTTTGAATGGTGTGTCTGGCAAATTCAGTGATGTATGGTCTACCATGTATTCACCGAGCAACACTATTCAGATGAACTTGACTGGTCAATTATCGATCCTGATGCTCGCTGAAATGTTGACTTGCAACGGCATGGAAATCATAAGTGCCAATACAGACGGCCTTGTTGTGTATTATCACGAAAGTCAAGAGGAAACGCTACAATATTGGTGGCACGAATGGGAAAGACGAACTAACTTCCAGCTAGAAGACACTGACTATGTTGCATACTACGCTCGCGATGTTAATGCTTATTTTGCTGTTAAGAAGGACGGCGAAGTGAAGGTTAAGGGTCCGTACAGTGAGGTTGGTAGTCAGAGCGGCACGCCGCTCGATAACAATCCGATCATGCTCATATGCTCAGATGCGATTAAAGCATTTCTAAGTAAAGGAACACCAATAGAAGAAACAGTGATGAATTGTCAAGACTTGACACGGTTCGTTACTGTTAGGAACGTCAAAGGCGGTGCAGCGTTCCAGAACGATTACTTAGGTAAAGTGGTACGGTGGTATAGCTCTACCAAAAGTCAAGACTGTATACGATATGTTACCACTGGTAACAAAGTTCCAAAGACTGACAATTGCATGCCATGTATGGATATGCCCACAGATATGCCAAATGATCTAGACCGAAAATATTATGTTGACGAGTGCCAAAACATCCTGTACAACATTGGATATCTTAAACGACCTAAACAGATGGAGTTTTGGTGATGGCTTACACGGTACGGAACTTCAAGACGAAGAAAGAGTTGAAGCTTGCTGTTAAGAAATATATGGATGCCAATAACGTGGTAAGCTCCAGTTTCGCGCCTGTTAATTGCTACAACCCCGGTCTTGGTCCTGATTTGTCTAATTACACAGGTTCGATCACGCTTGAAGGTCCTCATTACCCCAAGCCACACACATGGTATGCTCAAGGTGAAATGGTCAACGGTGTATTGGTAAAGGTGAAGTGATGCGAGCGGAGTTCTTAGAAGCTATTCAATTCATCGAAAAAGCGAATGCAGAAGCTCGCTATGGTCAAGCCGTTTTCGCTAGACTGCGAAATAATATTGACAACAAAAGTGATGATGCAGGATCAACGATTGACGATTTGCTTGACAGAGAGACAAAACTTCAAAAGATCATGAACGCGCTTTATGAAGCACGTATCGAAATGAAAGAATATCTTGAAGGGAACTACAAATGACGATGGAAATCCACAATGTGTCCTCTAGCCTGCTTTCGAGCTTCGGTTATGACGCAGACGAAAAGACGCTGCAAGTCACTTTCAATAAGGGCGGAACATACGTCTACAGTGACGTTCCAGAAGATGTTTATGAGGGTATGAAGGAAGCCGATAGTGTCGGAAAGTATTTCCTAGCTCATATCAAAGATCGATATGACTTTGAGAAGTTGTATTAACCATGTGGGAGTTTTGTGTCATATGGTTTGAGAGTTCTCAAAGATGGATAGTGATGTTTCCAAACGGAAACATTATTGATGGTGGCTTTGGTGCAATAGGGTACGCTCTAGCAAAAGCGTATGAGTACCTAGAATTAGGCGAAAGCCATTTTGAATGTACTGAAGACACTGGTACATTCTATAGATTTGAGAAGCTGTATTGATGCTTAGTCGGCGCGGGTTAATCGGCAGTCTGATATCTCTAACAGCAGCACCGGCAATAGTGCGTGTTGAGAGTTTGATGAAGCTCGCGCCGACTGAAATTATAAAACCTCAAATAATTCTGCCGAACAACAATTCTATTTTAACTATCAATATGATAACGAAAGAGGCGATTAGGCTGTTTAAGAATAGCAATTCGTTCATTCGAGATATTGATGCTCAATACAGCGATCTGTTTGAAAGGTAACTTCAATATGTACATCATACTAGCCAAAAAGCTACCGAAAGGCAGATGGTTCCCTTATTCTACCAAACTATTCGATAGCAAAAAAGATGCGGTGTCTGGTGTACAGGTAGCTATCAGCATCTATCCTGACACGATTTTTCATATTGCATATGTCGGAGACAAAATCGACTTCGAAAACTCTGCGGTAGGTCAGACAATAAAATAATTTGAAAAAGTTGAAAATCACTGTTGACTCGATAGAGCTATTTGATAAAGTAGCTCTATCAGCAATGGAGATAGCAAATGACCCGCGCAGAAGCTCTTAATTTCGCGAAGCAGCTTTATCAAGACTATCAAAAAGCATCAATTGAGCATCTTTTTCGCAATGCTCCTGAACCAGTCAATGCTGATTATTGCTACAAGCACGGATGGATCATCTTTGGTGGTCATTCGTTTAACAACGAAGATTTGACCGGCAAGCCTTATCACTGCAAAGTGCAGGAAGCTTTCGCGTATCTGTGACAATAAAAGCCCCGCAAGGGGCTTTAACTCTGCGTCTTAGACCATTCGCGATCTATTCCATGTTCGCTACGGATAAAACAACGGCCATGCTTTAGATCGCGAACATCACTTTCGATACCTTCAAGGCGTTCTTTCTGGACTGCCATAGCAGTCATAACAGTTGAGACGTTACCCATGGAGCTTTTTAAGCTCCTAAGCTCATCGCCATAATGATCTAGCTTAAGGTTCTGCATATCGAGAGAGTGTGTTTGGCTATTCAACTTGTCTCGAATATTGATGAAAAAACCAACACCTAAAGCTGCCCACATTAACAGTTGCAGAACATCGCTAACGCGAAACGTCAGGTCTAATGTGGGCATTTCTGTCTCACTTTGCTAGGCAGAAGTTAGGAGCGTTACCATCGGTGCATTGACATTCATAATTTTCCTCATTTGCAGCGATAGCTCGCTTGACAGACAGATTGACACCTTTCAAGCTAGCGGCGTCGCCTTTTTGCTTTATGATTTGTTTGTATTCGGAGCAAAAGCTATTGAGCGTTATTTCCGGTCCTTTGATCTTCAATGCGCTGCAAGAAGTCATCAACAGCGTCATTGTCAAGATTGGATATCTTAGCCATGATCTTGTTGGCATACTCAGACCTTTTAAGAGCCGATGCTGTCATTTCAGCCATAGCCTTGTCATAGCCAATATCTTGATACTTTTGCTGATACAAATAGCTAGTAAGGCCGTCGATTATTTTCAGCAGGAGTAGTACGATATTGGCTATGACTGACAGTGACATTACTTCATCGTCACGTTAGCTGGTGTAGCATCGTAAAGACCTTGAGCGTTCGGAGCGGTTCGGTTGAGTTCGATTTTATCGACTTCCGGCAAATTAGCCGCAGTTGCGACAACAGTAGTCTTGCGAGTGATGAAGAACTGCCAAAGAGCAAAGATCAAACCACCAAGCGCCATGAAAATGTAATTCCATGTTGCAAGATCAAAGAAAGTAAGCTTTGTGGCAGCAATGCCGGCGATATAGCTAATAACAGCTACAGCAGTAGAGTTATTCTGAAGTGGATTGGTGAAAGTAGGTGTTGCGTCGTCAGCCATTGTGTTACCTTTCGTTGGTTGATAGAGAACCAGTTGCTTTTAATTTGATTACCCGAATATTTTTCGGTTGATTGATGTATTTTGGACGGCGGATTTGATAAAGTCGAGATTTAGCAATTCGAGTAATGCAGACTTTATCGGACTGATTTCCACCGAGTACATGGTAAGCCGTAGCGTCTTCACCCACATATAACCCAACGTGACCGCCTCCGCTACGCTTAAAAGTTAAAATGTCACCCAGCATCGCAACTTTTACGCGCGCTCCTTCGTCAGCCCACGAGAGCGCCCACAGAGGCGCTTGAGCGATTGGTTTTCCTGCACGAAGCGCAACATACCCCATAAAAAGACCGCACCACGGAACGCTATCATGCGAATAAACAGCGGTCAGTTTGAGAGCCTTCGCCCAACTCATGATGACCGGGTTGTCAGCCTTTCCCGGTGTCTCTAAAGTTCCATAGAGTTTCAACGCCTCAACAATCATCTTAGGACCCGGCTCTTTTTCGAGCCATTGATATTGCTTTGGCAATTTGCTCATTTTTCATCCTTCTTTTCTTGAGCAACAATCTGAGCACGCAGCTTAGCTACAAGAGAAGCTACCTCGCGGTAAGGTTGAGCTTCCAAAAGTTTACCCACCAAATTTATTTCTTCGGTTGATAACTTTAATGTATATTCCTTAGATTGTGCAAAAGCAGCCGAAGTCATCAGTAATAACGCGACAAGAACTCTCATGGCAAACCTCCACCAACGTTTAAGCCTCCAACACAGGGCGAGTATGCTGAAGTATAAGACACTATATTACCGAAGATTGAACAGTTAGAGACAGTACCACCTACAGCTAACCCTGTTGCATTTTGAAATGTATTAGCGGTTACAGCAAAATAGTTACTGTCAACCAAACTTAATAGTTGAATATTCAAATTGCTGCCGTTTGTGAAAAACGAGTTTCCGACAATAGAACCACCATTCATGTTCTGAATAAAGGCTCCACAACCCGGAAATGAGTTATTAACTACCCTTAGTTGATTGTTGTACCCATAACTGCCTGTAGCACCAGTACCAATGGCCAACAATCCTTTAGCTAACCAGTTCTGTTCAAAGCTTGTGGAAGCCGAGCCACTAATCCGTACCGCTTTCGCGAGGGTCGGACACGTATTGGGGCCGATAGGTTCAGCATCCAAGATATTTCCGGTGATGTGGCAATCATAACACACTCCGTCTATTTCGAGTGGACGAAGTGATGTCGTACCACCGGGGTCGCGACCAGCGATAATTTCATTACCGACGATCTGCAATCCTTCAGTATGCCCGTATAATCCTCCGACCCCACGACCGAAATATACTCCAGCTACTGATCCGAAAACATGATTATACGCGAAGATAGCGCCGACATTCCATCTATCGGAATAATAGGCGTACCAGCATATGTTAAACGTACTGTTTATTACAGTAGTTGTAGAAGTTGTCCCGGTTCCACCGTTATAAACACATTTGTTACCGTTTTGTCCAAATCCGATAAAAGCAGACTTGTCAATGATTGTATCATCAACACCGCCACTAGTTGTAGTAGATTGATTACAATATCCGTTTATAGATACACCAGCGACACCGATTTCACCACCATTATTGAACGTCATCTGTTGAACAATGGTTTGCCCTTTGGCGTCGATCAAACACGTTCCTGTAAAAGTTCCTTTAGCTACAAGGAATGAGCTATACATTCCAGTACCTTGAAGCGTGATCCTAGAAACTCCTCCACTTAACGCCGGAATATTTACAGTTGATTGAACAACACAATAACCAGCAGGAAAAAATATAATACCCCCACCGGCAGCTTGAGCAGTAGTAATGACTGAATTTATAGCTGCTGCGTCATCAGTAGTGCCATCGCATACGGCGCCATAATCTTTAACATTGTATACGATGCTGCTTGCTGATCCTGATCCACATTGAATTTGGCCGGACCCGTTTGTTACAAGTCCGTTAGAACAAGATAAAATGGTAGATAGCGAATTTGAACCGCTCCAGACATTGTTACCATCTAAGCGAGGGATTGAAGAACCAGATGTTCCAGTCACAACATTAGCAGTCCCACCGGAAAGAGATAGATCGGTACCGAGTGGAATTTGTCGTGCTGTACCACGAGAGCCCGATCCATTACCCACAATGTAGCCGTTCGGTAATAGGCCATTGTCAGTCTGCGCACACGCTATTCCGCTATGTAGAGTGACAGCAAAGAACAACGCCGACATGAATTTGTGCATCTTAGCTTTCCTAGTTAAACGACGAGAACCCTGTAGGTGGTGCATAGGTTTGACTTCCGGCGGAAGCCCTTAACTCTACAGAACATGCTGGGCTACCAACAAAAAATTGAAGAAATCCTTTAGGAGATACCGCAGAAGTAGTTACAAAGCTAACACCACCTGAATTAGTCGAAGGATCGGCTGTTAGTTGCCATGTATTATTTTTTGAAAAATATGCAACATGAGAAGTAGTGTCAAAAGCTACACCTATAATATCGCCATTAGTAAAACTACTACCTGTTTGAACGGTAGAGTTATTATAAATAATACTACCATCTTTATAGTAACCAGCAGACAAGCTATCTGATCCGGGAGACACAATAATTGCTTGGCCTAAAGTTGCTACTCCTATACCACTAGTGTTACATGAAGCTAAACCAGAAAAAACCACTTCGAAATAATATTTTCCCGTTTTAGCAGTCGTGGCTCTAACACCACCTGTATCAGAAAATCCAGTTGATATAGTTGCTACTAAATTGCCAGAACTCAATGTGATAGTTGATGATTTATCACTCGGGTTCCAAGTGGAAGCTAATACGCCAGATATTACGTTTATCGCAGGTGCAAAAAATGGTGCAAATGCTGCGCTTACCAATGCGCACCACAGAGCCATAACTGTCGCTGCAAGCTTTTTCATTGGTGTGCTGCCACTCGATAGCCGGACGTGCCGTTGACACGCCAGATCATGATTGAGAATTTGCTTGTGTTCGTCGTCGTCAGAGCATCACCTGTGCTTGCACCGACGCTGAAGCCGGAGAACGTGATGGCCCCAGCGGAACCATTGTTGGTGACGAGCAAAATGCAGTTGCCGTCATTCGCTGGCGCGGTCAGAGTGAACGCCCCGCCGTTGGTGATATACTGCAATGGCCGCGTGCCACAATCGACGGTGTAGGAGCCGGTTGAAATCGACTGCGATGTGACGTTCGCGCCACCAGTTACCGTCTGCGATGCAATGTTGAGCGCGGCCAGAGTGGCGTTCGATGACGGCCCCGTCCAAGTCGTGCTGTCGGTGCCAGCGAGAGTGATGCTGTTGTTGAATGTCAGCGTCTTGCTGGCAGAACCTGTCAACGTGTAGGAACCACTGGTGAAGGTGTTGCCGTTGATGCTTGTCGCAGTCGCAACACCAAGTGACGGGGTGACAAGAGACGGTGACGTTGCGAATACAAGAGCACCGGAGCCGGTTTCATCGGTAACTGCGGCGGCAAGGTTCGCGCTCGACGGCGTTGCAAGGAACGTTGCTACACCTGTACCTAATCCTGAAATTCCTGTACTAACAGGCAAACCTGTAGCATTCGTAAGGGTCGCAGCCGAAGGCGTGCCAAGGTCCGGCGTTGTGAAAGCAGGGCTGACGGCACGAGCTACGGCCCCCGTGCCGGTGTTGGCGGTAGCAGCAAGACCGTTGATAAGAAAGCTGTTCCCTGTGCCAGCGGTGTCGAAGGTCTTGTTCGTGAATGTGGCGGTTGTGCCAGCACCGATAAGCGTGGTCGATCCTGCTGGAAGCGTCAGGACGGTGGAGCCGAGAGCACCAGTGTCGGCCTGAAGAATGACACTACCGGAAGTCGCGTTGAAGAACTCAACCTTACCGACGACCGAGCCAGCAGCACCAATCCCCATAGTGTCGGTGCCGTTGAATACCCAATTATCGGAACCAGCAAGAACGCCGGACGAGTTGTACTGCACGTTAGTATTGTTACCACCGGCAGCGGCAGAGCCGCCTGCGTAGCAATTCGCCCCAGCCTGCGCAATCAACGCACCGCCAGCCGTAGCGCAGATACTTGACGCAATTGTGCCAGAGCCGGGGATGCCGGAAAGCGTGACTGCGCCATTGGCCGCAAGCGTGGTGAACGCGCCCGTAGAACGAGTGCCTGCGCCGATAGGTGTGTTATCAATAGAACCGCCAGTGACTGTTGGCCCACTGATTGCCGGATTGGTGCCGAACACCAAAGCACCAGAGCCAGTCTCGTCCGTTACCGCAGCCGCAAGATTGGCGCTGGATGGTGTTGCGAGCCATGTGCCTACACCAGCACCAAGCCCTGCGATGCCGGAAATCGGCAGGCCGCTAGCATTAGTCAAGGTCCCGGATGATGGGGTGCCGAGAGCACCGTTAAAGAGAACTGGCGCACCCGCACTGCCAACATTTATACCGAGAGCCGTGGCTACACCCGTGCCAAAGCCAGTAATCCCGGTCAAAGGCATGTTGGTGGCGTTGGTCAAGTTGATTGTTGTCGGGGTTCCGAGATTGGGTGTGGTCAACGTAACAACGTTGCCATCGGTTGTCGCACCAGTAATGCCACCAAAAACACCAGCGTTGTTGTACTGAAGCTGTGTTGTAGACCCTCCCGGCGTTCCGCCGCTAGGAGGTGTAGCCCATGTGCCATCACCACGTAAATAGTCAGTAGTGTTGTTAGGAGGTGTCGGGACAGCACCACCAACCGTAGCGGTCATTGTAGGCAAGTCGGAATTTACCGCTGCGGAAATAGCAGTGCCGTCACCTTTCAATACGCCTGTTACAGATGTTGAAAGGGTAATTGCCGGTGTTGTAGTTGCTGTAGCAACTGAACCAGCTAAACCATTAGCCGACACAACAGAAACGCTAGTAACAGTACCGCTGCCACCACTACCCAAGTTGGAAGGTGTGACATATTTGAATACGTTGTTAGCATTGTCGTAAATCAAAATTTTGTCATCGGTCGGATTAGGTGTACCGATGTTTGGTAAAGCTCCGATACTGATGTCTTGCATAGTGCCGTTGGTAGCAGTTGGATTACCTTTCAGCGTAGCAGCTTGCGCAGGGATAGCCGACGAGCTACCAGACATGTCGTTAGGATCAATCGCCCATGCTGTGCCAATAGGAAGAATGTTCCAACCACCGTAATCAGTAGTTACTTTGAGCGGATTTCCACTATTATAGATGCCAGCTATCACATCAGAACCATTAGGAACAATGCTGATGTTATTTGTGCTCGCATTGCCTGAGCAATCAACAATCCCAAGGTTGAGATTACCGCGAGAACCTAACGACTGAAGATTGATTGTTGCAGGTCCACCGACATTCACACAAAGAAAAGTATCTGCGTTGGTAGGTGTGTATGGTGTTGTTGAAACAAGTGTTGGGTTAGTCACACCGCCACTGCCACCACCACCTGAATACTGCGGTATGTTCAAAACGCCAGTGTTACAATCGAACGTAGCTGCACCAGCAGAGCCAAGTGTAGTTAAGCTGATTAACGGCTGGTAATCAATGCACGGAGCAGCAGCCAACATTTGACCGCCGAAACCTTTGAGCATTCCTGAAACACTAAGGCTAAGAATGAGATTTGGCGTGGTTGTAGGATTAGCAACGGAACCGACAAATCCATTCATATCGCTAAATGAGAAAGCAGTAACAGAACCGCTACCACCTCCACCACCTCCACCACCGCCGCTATCAGGAGTAACTTTGATTATGATGTTGGTTGTAAGCGAAGGTTGCACGTTAGAAAAAGGCGTGCCGTCACCAAGAGCAGAAATGGTTCCTGTTGGTGTGAAAGAGCCGCCAGAAGCAACAGTGCTAGCAGTTAAAGTCCCGCTAGCCACAGCGTCAGGTTGACCGGGACCGGGAGACTGACTAACAATATTCAGTTGTGGTGTGCCACGTAAAATATTGCTACCGACAGTATTAACACTTACTGCACCGGATATACCAGTGAAAATAGGCGATACTGCTGGTAAGTGCGTCTGAGACAGCGTTGTGTTTTGTGAGCCTCCAATAGCAGCCAACGCATCAGGATTTGTCCCAAAATACTGAGAAGTTAAAACAGCAGCAACGACGCCACCCATGTTGTCACGACCAACAGGTGCGCGACCACGAAAATCAGGAGCGTTAAACGTGGTGCTACCGTCACCATTACCCCATGGAAAGAAAAGAGCTTCTGTGTCAGTAGACGTGATCGCGTTGTTATTGATAGTAACTGAATTGGAAGTTTTAGAAACAACTTGTGATCCTGCTGGGATACACGACGCTTCGACCTTAGTGCCCACACTAAGCTGTGACGTGTCACCAATACCAGTCAGCGTCGGACTACCGGATGTGCAAAAAACAGCTTGAATAGATGTTAACGCAGTAAAGAGTGCGCTGTAAGTTGTGCGCGAAAGCTCTTGACCATACGTGAACTGGTAGTTAGTAGGTGCAATGAAACCAGCATACATTTTCATGGTGCCGACGGCTTCACCATCGCCACCACCGCCTCCACCGCCACCTGCACCAGCAGAAGAAGTCAGGCGATCCCAAATGATAACACCATTGCGGTCTTTCAGGACTTGACGGTACTGGCCATCACCATAAATACCTTGGTCGCCATTAGGACGACCAGCAGCGTTTAACGGAACCGGATTAGGAAGTGGTGTTGACTTTGTAGCGTCTAACCAGATAGGTTTACGCGCGCTCGAATTAGGAACGTAAAAGTCAACTTTACCTGCGGAAAGCGGTTTGCCGTTATTGTCGAAAAATTGTTGAACAGCGTTAGGAAGCAAGCTAGCGTTATTTTGAGCAAGCGCAGTCGCAGGAATTAAAAAGGACAAAGCTACAATGAGCTTTCTAAAACGCGAATGGCCAATGCAAGTTGCTTGGTGCTTGTGGGCAGCTTGGTTAATCAGTTGGGATTTCTTAATCGGCTGCATTGTGTTCGGCCTAGTCCTTGGTGCAATCGGTTTAACGATGAAGCTACTTACCAACGTAAGGTAAGCTTTTTACTTGATCGTAACCGTAATCTATGCCTGTTTTCGAAGCAGGTACGATGTAAATTCCCATGTCACGTAAGCGTTTACCGCGCTGCGCTGAAGCCTTTGGCTTGTCAATTTGCCGGATACGCTCAACTGCGTCAAGGGCTTCGTTGCGGCCTTGAGCAACGTTGCGCGAGAGAATGTCACCAGAGGTTTCGCGCATATTCTCAAGCGACTTTTCTGCGCGGCCACGCCTAATCTTTGTGAGTTTATCTCGACCGTAACCAATGGCTGTACCGACACCGGGAGTTTGTGTGGCGACATCCAAAGCTAAACCCAATGGTCCACTACCCATAGCTTCATCGTCTAGTTTATAGCGGTCTCTCACAGCTAGGTTAGCCGCAGTCGATGATTGCTGCCTTGACCATCGATTAGTAGCGCGCATAGCTATTTCGCTTTCGATATCGTCAAGCAACCGTTCACCGTCTTTTCCGAAAGCTTTACGCATAGCTTCGCGATTGACTTTAGACTTACCGATTAATCGCTGAGCTTCAGACAATTCACCACGAGTAGCTAATTCCATCAAATCGCCAAGCTCGCTATGCAGACCTTTGCGAATATACTCACGCTTTTCCGGTGATGCATTTTTCCACACTTCGTTAAAGTCATCAAGTTTGACTTTTCGCTTCAGCGTATCGATGCCGAATTGCATGCCGCCGAAGTCTTCCATGTGCTTTGCAAACGCTGCGTCACCAGCCGCCAAATCGACGTTTTGCTTCAGCACCTTATCTAAATCTTTTCGAACATCGGTCAGAGCATTTCGAGCATTCTTACCGGCCGTATCAGAGGCTTTTTTAAGCTTTTCAATATGACTATCTAATTCTTGCCTTACTGAAAGCAGAGTTTTTGTATCTGTTTTTATGTTACCGCTGCGATCATACAACCATCCGCGAACTTTTTGCAATTCGCTTGCTGTGTCACCAACAGCCGTTTCTAAAACATCATCGATCTTTCTAGCGATAGGTTCGGCGTCCAGAGCCATGTTACTGGCTTTAGCTCTAGTATAGTGAGGACCGGCTACGCTTTGTGCATAGCTTTTTGCCGCTTCAACTTCAGCCTCTTGATTAGGCTTCACACCAAGTCTATCTGTGAGAATGTCTGACATTCTCTCATCAGCAGCATTTTCGCGAGCTTTATACCGACCAACAGCAACGCTACCCGGTTTGCCACCACCTTGAATGATACCGCCCACTTCACGCATAAGCATTTCGTCAATATCGCCTATGGTTGCTTCTGGTCCCATCTTATCGAGTGCAGCTTTAGCTTGCGCTGGTGTCAATCCAGCAGCTTCTAGTCTATCCGAGATATTACGAACACCAGCGGCGTCAAAACCAGCATCGGCCATTTCACGGGACGCACGATAATTCCTAACTGCATTGCCAGCAGCGCCAGCACCTTTACTGATTGCGCCGATAGCAGTATCAATGATCGGACCACCTACAGCACCATAGCCAATATTCTCAGCCATGTGAGCAGGAAAACTTTTGTCTGTGCCAGCAGACGTTAAAGCGCCGAAGACGCCACCAGCGGTTCCGCCAGCCGCAGCACTGCCTGCCAACTTGCCCACATACGGAAGGCTCTCAGCCGCGCCACGGACGGCGCTGATTGCGCGAACTGGAAGGGCTGGGGCTGTGGCTACCCCTTGGCCGATAATGCGCCCTAGACCCTCCGGAGAGACGGTATCAGGGTACAGCGTTTCGAAATCGCGACGATCCGCGACCGCCTTAGCGTTAATCTCGCGATGTATCTTAGCAGCATTACTATTTGGAGCTACCCAATCCAAACCTTTACCGACAACATATGGAATGAGATTAGCAACATCATAGACACCCTGCTTAGCTCCTTCGATGACAGACGGTAACTTATCAAATGCCTGAAGATGATTAGGAGTTTTAGCTCCAGCGATAGGTGCAATTGGCTTTACCTGTGTCACACCATCAACACGTTGCACACTTTGTTGTGGGCTATTAGAGACAGGACCTAGCGAACCTTCCATCGCATCGAAGTCTAAACCCTGTTTCCAGTCAGCGTCATTGTTTACTTTTCCGCCGATGCTCTTTTCCATAGCGTCAAAGTCAAGACCTTGCTTCCAGCTATCATCTTTGCGCACAGGCCGAGCAACACCACTTGTAAAATCAGTAGAGTTCATACCTTGCGGATCGAACTGGCCGTTCGCAATTGCAATCTTCGCTGCGCTAGCTCTATCGTTAAAGTCCATTATTTCACCGGACCACTATAAGCATTAAGTTTGATTGCGTTGTTGTAAGAGCGAATGAACGCCTGTGCTCGCTTATCACCAGCTTCAGCTTTAGCCATCATATCGGTAAAGATAGCACGTCTTTTTTCAGGGCTTTCTAACAACAAGCGGTAAGCCTCTGGATTTTGACTAGCTGCGACACGCGATGACCTAGTTGTATATTGATCGTCTGGACCGTCATAAGTGAGCGCACGAGCAGATTTCATATAAGCTTGGCTGACAGCATCCTTTGTCAAATCCAGCAAAGCTGTATTCAATTGCGAATTAGGATTGGGATTAGATCGCACAGCCGCAGCAAGATCGGCGTCTGATCGCGTTCCGCTTTCACGAGCAAGTTGCTCAAGCTTTTTGTTAATCTTGCTTATGATTACAGCAGGGTTCTTATCGTTATCAGTAATCCAACCAAGATTAGTCAGCGCAGAAACAGCTTTGTAAAATTGTGGCGTACCGACACCAGTCTTAATGCCAGTTTCGATAAGCGGTATGGCTTGAGCAACAGGCTTCATACGGTCCATTGTAACCGTACCTTCCTGCCGCTCTTTATTCAATTGAGCAATAGACTGCTGTGCGTCTACTGGTGGAGCAGCAGGCGGTTGCCTTTGCGGTTGAGCGGCTTGCTGCTGTCTGTTTGGAGCACCGTATATATCTACTGGCAACGGCGGTACACCAGCATTGCTTTCGTACTGACCGCGCGTGCCTTGCGAATAAGTGCCTGTCTGTGGATTGTAAATTGGTGTTGGCGAGCCTGATGTTTCAGGCGACGTGCCCACAGCTATGGGAAGTCCGATTTGCTGTGGAGCTTTGCCGGTTTTCACCACAGCAGGAACTTGGTCAGGGCCGCGATTAATCAGCGACGTTCGACCCAACGTAGCGTCAATGCGCTGTTGAGTGTCCATTGCACGCAATAAATTCTTACGTGCAAACGAACTTACATCAGGAGATTGGTGCAACTCGTTAAGCATTTTTTGCCGCACTTCTGGCGGCATCTTTGTAGTGTCTGCGAAGCTGTTCAATTGTTGAACAGCTTGGTCCTTTGTCATATTAGTGGTATCGAGCATGTTCGAAAGCTCAGACGACATTGCGCCGAGTTGCTTTTGAACAAGCTCTAACTTACCAGTCTCGATTTCTAATTTTTGCTTATCTAAAGCACCCCACTTTTGCATCTGGTCAAGCATATTGACCGGAGCCGGAGGCTTAGGATAAGAACTGATATCTGCTTTGATTTCAGCCATTAGTACAAGCTCCCGATCTGTGTCGGATTACCAACAGCGGCGCTCTGTGGTTGGCTATACATACTTCCACTATTACGGAATTGATTTGCGTAGTATCCGCCGATATTATTAGCAGCATTTGATACCGCACCACCCATAGCGTTGTAACCAGCCGCAGCAGCGTTACCGCCAGCCATTTGTGCGCTACCAGCGGTTTGCGCCGCGCTAAGTCCAGCTTGTCCAGTTTGAGCCGCAGCATTACCACCAGCTTGAATGAGGCTCAGTAACCGATTGTAGGCATTCGTCTGATTAGTGTTCTCCATGGAGAACAGGTCTTTGTAATGCTGATTTGCAGCACCGACAGTATAGTCAGCGATACCGCGCATAGCAGCACCAGAAGCACCTAATCCGCGAGCCGCCGCAGAGTTCTCAATAGCTTTGTTCCCATACTTCGTCTGGAAAGCTAAAGCTTTGCTGGAAATACTGTTAGGATCGTTAAGCTTGTCATCAATGTTGATACCACCTGTCAATTCATCCAGACGGTTGCTCATATTTCCTGTAGCTTGCTCACCAATCTGACGATACGGAGCAAGGTCGCCGCGCGTAGTCTCGTACATCTGAAGCTGCGTATTAGCAGCTTTGTTCGCGGCGTTCTGTTGAGCTTCTGATGCGCGGTTAGCAGCGTAAGCGGTCGCACCAGCGCCGATAACAGCAGAACCAATTACAGCGGTAGCTACCCATGCCATCTTACTTAAACCCTAATTCGAGTTGAGCAGAGTTAGCAAACTCTAACCATTCTTGCTCAGATTTAGCGATGAAGATTGAACTGATAACGTCAACATCTTTCTCGCTAGTTCCGTGAACAGTCGTCCAGACGCATTCGGTTAGTGTGTAGGCAATTCGTTTAGTGCCCGGAGGCGACACAACAGTAAACGGTGCTTCAACTTCAACAATACCATCTTCAGTTAAAACCTTCATTCTACCTTTAGATAGAATATTCAAGTTTTCAAACTTATGAATTTCGCCAACCAGTGTCACACCAGCAGGAATAGTAATTTCTCTAGCGTAAACATCTTTAGAGAAATGATGCTTAACTTCTATCTCGACTTGAGGCATTTCTTTCATGATGGCTTCCGCTTCGAACACGAGCGAACGCATATCGTAATCATGAGCTATGATGATATTAGTCACCTAAGAACCTCAAATCCGGAGTAACAGAATATTCAACTCTTACTGTGTCTCCTATAGACAATGGTACGAATATAGGTGATACAGAGATATTCATTACAACAGCATCTTGCCCGCGAATAAGATGTACTGCTATAACGGTTCCACCGGATACAATGAACGTACCACCGGACACCGATGTAAACTCAAAGGGCGAACCTGTTGGCACAGGATAGACAGTTTTCGGAGCATCTTGCGTAAACTGCATGAAAAAGTTGTTCCATGGTCTGAGCACTCTGCCTAAGACCATATCAACTAACGGAGCGTTCAAATTAGGAACTGGCAATCGCCTCATGATAGCGACGCCTTTCCTTCGATGAAGCCGCCGTTAAGAGCGGTTCGCACAGGAGAGGACCATTGAAGCTTGTAAATTCTATCGCGCGACTGACCAAGCCTATTCCAAGACAGTGTTGTTAGATATTGACCAGTACGACCTAACGATTGCGGAATAGCATTACCGTAAGTCGCGCCACGGTCATCAGACCAACTGAGCCATACTTTAGGGTCATCTTCTAAATCATCAGTCGTTCCCGGCTCCATATCAGCCGTAAATGTCCTACCAGACATGCGCTGGAATTTATCACCGAGTATGTGCGGAAAAGTCTTGATGCGAGAAATCGGGGTAGCGGCGTTTGTATAGTCGGTAAAAACATCAGGGTCTAACTCCAAAATGTTTCCATTCTCCCAATCACCGACAACATTTCTACCATAGACAAACGCTGCTGCGTTAGCACGCGGGCGATGAAAGTTACCGTTATTATCTAACCAAAGCCACTCAGACCAAAGACCAGTTTTCAAATCGTACAACCAGCCTCTATCTGCGGTAGGAAATACGATACTGTAGTAAGGATGGTCATCGACCTGAAAGCACATTCCTATGCCATCTGTCATATCAGCATATTTGCGAATATCAGATACGACGCGCGGCGTAGAAATCTCTTTTAACTGATAACCCTCACCTTGAACAATTATACCTCTGCCTTGCTGATCTTGCATCACAAAGAACACAAGATTGTCTTGTTGAGCCATTGAGTATTTAGCAGCGCAACCGTGCTGAATGAACGCACCTTGTTGACGTTGAAAATAAAAATCAGCAGCGCCAGTGCCTATCCAAACTTCGCAAGTTAACTCGCCAATCAACCATAGTTCGTTGTGAACTGCTATGATGCCCACAATATTGTCTGAGAAGCCAGTTTTAGCAGCTATGTCTAGCGGATCAAATGCGTTACCGCTTGTAAACATAGCGAAGTCAGCATAACCTAAGCTCAGATAAAATTGATTTGTTCGCGGGACATTGAATACTAAAAACGTATCGATGAAAGCGACGAAATCAGCACCGTAAAAATTAGGGTCCACAATCTGAGCGAATTGATTGTCAGCCATGTTGATGACCCAACCGTTAGGGCCGTCTACCAAGACCACAACAATGCCGTTGTCAGACATGATAATCTGGCTTTGATTATCAGCTATGACACCAACAGGAACCAATACGAAGTTAGCAGCCAAGAAGTATACATTCTGATTTATGACAACATATGCAGTGTCACGACTTGTGCGATATACGCAACGAACCTTGCCAGCAAATTGAGCGTTAGATAAGAAAGTTGTACCAGCGAAAGGATAATATGTCACTGGCACAGGTGCTTGTGGATCACCCGGAGGCGGTGCAGAAGCGTACTCACCATAGAGGTTCACGCACTCTTGACCAGAGGAAATGATACTCTTTCCCTGATACGATTGACCATTGAGTGCGATACGCGACATTATTGATTGTCCGCGTTAAAGATATAGAAGTTACCGCCTCTATTCCATCTAAGTGCTTGTGGCATTTGCAACGATGGAATTTGAGCGTTAGCGTTTCGAATGGTGTTTAGAGCTTTTACAGCTAACGCACCTTGAACTGGTTGAGCAGGGTAGCCGTAATTCGCAACAAGACGGACGACGAGATTATACAATATCGCTTCTTCGTAATCAGGCGGCATTGTAAATTCGCTGTCGAGTTCATCAGTAACGTTCGTTACAGTGTAGGTAAAACCCTCACCGATACCGCCCATGTTGAAAGTGTTGAGCGTCAACACGTCACCGATCTTATAACCATTTCCGGGATTTTGGATTTCAAACGCTGTGATTTCACCGCCTAAAACGGTGACATTTGCAGTCGCTTCGTATCCAAAACCTTTGACATTCAAAAGATCGATTGCTATGTGAGCTCCGTCTTGATATCCAGAACCGATAGTATCAACTCGACCATCTGCGATCTGTGTTGTAAACCCAATAGGGCCTTTCAACACTAAGCTGACTTCATATGTGTTGTCAGGGATAGGCCAGACGTACACATTTCCATAAGGATAGGCAGCGTCATAAAAGAAATACTGCGGCCAAGAGCGAAGCTCTTTCAACGCCAATAACGAGTAATCTTCCCATGAGTTAATTCGGATCAATGGAAAAGTTACTTGGTTCGGACCGCCTAAATCAGCACCAATTTGACGAAAATACGCAGCCTGAATTTTATCAGGCCGCGCAGCATTGTAATATTGACCGGGGCCGATCAAGTTTGATTTAGCACCGTTAGCAACAGCAGAAACGCTATATAGGTTAGGAACTAACCAACGTCGTTTCTGCCATTGCGCAAGCATTCTGTTGAGTGCTTTGAAAGCATCAACGATATCTTGATCTAACGCAGTTTGCCCGACACCGATAATACCAGCGGCGCGCAAAGCGTCTTCGCAAAAGTCACGCGCCGTCTGTACCATTAAGAATTACCCCATGGGCTGTTTTGCTGCTGAACTTGTTGAACCTGCTGAACTTTCTGGACAGGTTCACCAGCTTCATGCTTCGCACGTTCTTCGGCGTCTTGTACGACCACGCGACCACCAGTGAGCTTGCTAGTAATCCACATTGGGTATTCGGTGTGACCGAGTTCGTTTTTGATATTAGGGTCTTTGCCGAACGCTGGGTGTGGATTGGACACCGTGTATCGATTTAGATGTTGATCTAGACGATTGAACGTAACATCATCGCCAATTTCATCAAACTGATTTGAATTATCAATGTGCGAGGTGTTGAGAATACCAGCCATTTTCATTCCTTTCATATGAAAGCAACCCGGCTATTAAACCGGGTTGCTCAGCTAACTCATTAAACTCTGTCCGCTACCGTACAGAGCCATTCTGGCCGGATATACTTCTTACCAAACAGAATATCCAACCGTGTAGCAAGCTGATCGCTCTGTGGCAGATAGTCGGTGATGATGCGCATCGACAGACCATCATAGCTAGCGCGAGCACCTTCCTCGATCGCCTTACGCGGCAACACAAGGTCAGCAGAAGCCATCGTGACGGCCTTTTGCGTGTAAGCAATCGACTTACGATAGACCTCGCCAGCCTTCGTCACCATCTTGACACTAGCGCCGTTTAGAGGCGAAGCGTCAACTGTCTGGTACTGCTGATCCGCACCATTAGGGCCAGCCGGGATAAGTCCCGGATAGACAGGGATACTTGTCGCACCGTTGCCAACATCAGCCGTCACAACGAACTGACGCAGCGTACCCATGCTCTGCTTGGTAACACGGTTAACAGCGTTGACACCTTCAAAGGTGATAATGTCACCCTTACGCAGCGTTCCAGTAATCGCGCTCACTGCGATATTTCCGCCGCCAGTGCCTGTTGTCTGATTACCACCAGCAACAGTAGCCGCACCGTTGTACGTACCAGAAGTATGCGTAATGACAGTCTGATCGCGGAACCAACGATCATAACCAAGACCAGACTTCATCATACCGCTACGGAACTGAGACGAAATCTCAGGCGTAGGGTTGAGCAGTCCAGCAAGACCAGCAGTCGTGCGAGCGTCGGTATTCGGAGAGTTGACAATCCGGCGATCCATCTGGTTCGCAGAGTTGTTATCCAGAACAGCGTTAGCTTCTAAGAACTGATCCATAGTCGGGGTGATGATGTTACCATTACCGTCAACGTTGGAAACGAAGTTGCAAACGCCACCTTCCGAACCCATCATGATATCAAGAGCAACCTTGCCAGCAAGGTTGTTAACCATCGGAGCCATGACAAGCTCAGAATAGTTATCAATGCTAATGGTGCGTTCAGCAGTCGTGTACGGCGTAGCAACGTTAAGCTGCGACGAAACCGTAAGCGTGGTGTACTGTTGCGTGTTGCTCTGAAGCTGCATAGCAGGGCCTTCAGTAACAATGAAGTCCGAAGGCAGGCGGATACGCAGTGTGTCGCCAATTTTCGCACCATCGCGTGCAAATTGACTGTCGTACTGAGTGTCGATGTTCTTGATGAACAGGTTCGAGTTCTTAAAGAGACGCACAGCCTCTTTAGTAATCATGTCAATGGTAAGATACGTATTGGCCATTGGAAATGCTCCGTCTTGGCGATTGATGTTGATATTGACTGTGCGCACTTCAGTCGTTTTGCGCGGTCAATGGTCAAACGGGCCAAGACGGAAGCGAGAGAGCAGTAGCCTATGATGCCGACTAAGGGGCGTCGCTTCAACTTCGAAACTTAGCTAAACTTTTCCGATTTGTAAAGAGGGTAACTGTGGGCAAAATGAAAATGTTTGCCCACAGTTAGATCAAAAACCACCTTTAGATTTACGATACGCTTCGGCTTGAGCGTTGCGCACGCGCATGAACGTTTCCATATCCTCTTTGCCAGTCAATGCACCGACAGCCGGACGGCCGTTCTCTGTAACTGGTCGGATTGGCGCAGGAGCATTCGAGCGCGGCTTAGCTTCTTTTCTGGACGGTTTTGTTTTAAGCGTGTCTGAAATCTTGTTCAACTTAAGTGCCATTTTCACAGGATTATTAGCGAGCCTGTAGATATCTTCAGCTTCGTCAATATTGCTAGCTAGGTAAGCCAGTACTTCACCACCGTTATCATGGTCAAGCTCATTAGCAAGAATATAGATCATGTTCTGAGGGATGTTGCCAAGTTCTTCAGCCATGTCAGCAACGTTATCGTCAAAACGTTCATCCGACTTTTGAGCCTGTTTAAGCAGCTTGTTGCTATCATTAGCTAACGCACGCTCTGCTAAACGCTGTTGCGCGAGAGCTTCGGCGCGGCGCTCAACTTCTTCTTCGGTCAAACCCTCAACGGGTTGTTCCTCGCGCTGCTTTCGCAATGCTTCTAGTTCTTGCTGAAGTTCGTTACGCTCTTTAGTCAGCTTATCAATTCGTCGCTCTTTACGGCTTTCGGCTCGCTCTCGTTTTTCACGCGCTTTTCGTTCTTCATCAGTTTCAGCTTCGGCGGTTTCATCTTCTGACGTATCGCCTTCTTCTGCGGTAGCGTCTTCGTCAGCGTCCGCAATTTCGTCTTCAGCGGCTTCATCACCTACTTCGTCTTCGTTATTGTCAGCGGCTGAGTTTTCAGTAGCAGCTTTTTCTAAACTAGAGCGCGCAGCTACATCAACTTTAATGTCATTTTGGTTGTCAGTGTTAGTATCGTATGCCATTTCATTTCCTATTTGGATACAATGATGTTTCTATTCTCAAGTTCAGCTTTGATTTCATTTTTCATTTGCACGAAAACAGGATTGATTGGCGGAAACTTCATACCTGTTAGCGAATTAAATTTCGGATGCTTAGAAGCAATCTCACGCTCTTGCTCTTTAGCAACACAGCTATTGTACACCTGAAGCAATTCAAGCGTGCTGATAGTATGAATGTCTTTGCCAGCGTATTGCATTAAACGCTCAACACTTCTTAACTGCTTTAAGCTGTTGCTCAGCATATGACTTCATAGCTTTAACGCGCAAAGGGTCTTTCTTGATTTCAGCAGCGCGTTGCATGGTTCGGATATCGTCCTCAGCGCGCCATCTTCGCTCTTGCTCAAGAGCATCTTTTGTCTGGCTGATCGGAGCACTGGTAGCAACAGGTAACTTAGTTGCTTTTTTGGCCATTGCCCATATCCTTCAAAGCTTTGTTGAGAGCCAAATCTAATTTGCTAGGCGGCTTCCAATCAGGAGTAAACGGAGTGTTGTTCTCAAACACTTTCAATCCGCTGTTGCTCAAACCTTGATCGTTTGTACGCTCCATAAAGGCGTCATAAATTAATTCTTTTTGCTCAGCAGGTAAGCTATCATTGCTAAGCATTGTCATTAAATGATCTACCGCTAACGGAATGAACTTTTCAACATTAGCTTTGGCGAAAGCACGAGCGTCTTTGTGTTTTGAAGTCAAGCCAGTGGAGCGACCAGCTTCGTAGTACACCGCTGCAAATTCAAGCGCAGTTTTCTCGATCAAAAGAGACTGCGGGGTAACAAGTTGATTAACGAGTTTGGTCATTGTCAATCACCGGAACGTTGGCACTGAAAAGCGGAAAGCCTTCAGCTAGGACTTTATCCCGCATAGCAGGAGGAATGTCAATGTAGTAGATTTTACCATTCTTAGCGTCACCGATTTGGTCGCGCAGTCTATTCCATTCTCTCTTTTGCTCTGCATTCATAGGCTTAGAATTTAAGGACTTTTCAAAGTTCTTAAGCTGCTTAGTAGCATCTTCAAGTGTGACACCGTGAACTTTAACTTTCACACCGAATTGCTTACCAAGTTTCTCAATCGTCTTAGGCACTATGTTGTCATAGAAGCCTTTCATACCTTCACC